GTATTTGCTTATGGTGATTAGTTCAGCGATGACGAGATTGATTAGAGTGAATAACATTGTTTTACCTTAAAGAGTTGTTGTTTGTTATGTCTCCCATTATACATACTTATCGGGATTTGTCAAGTCCTTTCGCCACTAATTCCGAAAGTTTTTGGAAAGTTTTTAGATGGGGTGGGTGTTTTATTTTCGCAGTTTTTTCTGGATTTGGGGTTGACATTTGCCGGGGTGGTGTACTCGCAGCAAGGGGGGACAGAATAGAATGTCTTATCCAATCCATAAACATAAACACATATAAGTATATTATGTGGATTCTTTTCGCCCCTTAGTCGCCCTGCACATGATGCACTTGAATTTATTTTTCCCTATCATCAACAAAACCTTCGTCCCGCAATTTTTGCATACTGTCGAGTCGTAGACGACTCTCTGTGATGATTTTTTCTCTTGTTTGGTCATCTGTGCTTCTCCAGATTCTTAAATCTCTAACAGTCATTCCACACGCTTGGCAAATGCCTTCGCGGGTTAATCCGCACATCCTGATACACGGTGATCTTATCATAATCTATATTCCTTATGTGTGTAAATAATACGGCGAGATTTGATAACTCACAGCCTGTGTAAGTCCGAACCCCTCCCTTTTATCCTACCAAGCAAGTACCTGATAGGATATAAGATAGTAACCAGTGAGCCACAAACCAGACGCTTGCTTTTGGTGTGGGTGAGAGGGATCAACTCACAGTTCCATAAACTATTATGTGAACTTCTTATTACTAAGACCTTCGTCTGCCAAATGTATCAGGCGCGGGTAACACCTGAGTCCAACTCCTAGCCATCATCAATTTTTCTACATCTGACTTTCGCCGTCCAAGCGCCACGAACAGGACAAATTTTTTACGTGACTGCGTTATGTAGAGTGAATTAAGTCCTACTATCCACTTGATTATAGACAATTCAGGTTATTTTTCACCAATAAATCTGTATATTTAATAAAAACTTGTCTTTTTTGTATCTTGCTGTGTATAATAGATAAAAGGAGAAAAATATGCAATCAAAGAAAATCAAGTCAGAACTGGTAACAAAGGCAACAGCCGAACTAAAAGCCCAAGTAAAGAAGGAATTAGATCAAGAAGATAAAAATTTAGAGGATTTATTAAATGAAAAAGAATCAAAAGCAAGTCTTTCAGATGAGCGTAGTAAAATACGCCGACAATGATGACCATAATAACACAGATTTACTATTAGTCAATGACACAGTAAGGTTTTTTACAAAAAATCAAGAAGGTGAAGATAATTTCTTTACAGAGCAGAACATTTTCTATAAATTACAAAGAGTTTCAGAAAATGGTGTTGATTTTAACTATGTCGAGACTGGCATAGGCGAGTTGTATAAAAAGGGTAAGAATTTCTTATTTAAACGAGAGTGGTGCTTTGATTTCAATGATTCAAACTCTGTAGGCCGTCGAAAGATACCCAAAAACGGCAATATACCGAAAACAAAGGTGTCAGAGAAAGAAAAGCTCTTTCTTTCTAAATACACCCCAGAAAACTTCAGAAAAACTCTCGTAAGTAAAAACAGTGTTATGTGTTCAACGGATAGGTTTACTCCGTGTCCAGTAGAACTACAGAATAGCACACTTCTTGGCCGTCTAAATAATCAGATACAGTCTATCAATAAATCTGAGCTTAGAAAGATATTGACAGACGAAGAAATGATACAGGCTATATCTTACAACAAAAAGACATTTGACTTTCATACTCGTAATATAAATATTCTTAATAAGAAGGGCCGTTTGTCAACGCCGTATCTGCACCTTAAATTCAACGAAGAAATAAGGCCCAAAAAGGGATATTTAAGATACAACTACGAAGATGATTGTTTTGAGGGGTATGATGGAAAAAGATGGAGAGCTTTGATATGGGAGGGTAATGATGAAGATTCCAAGTAATCACAACGAACAAGAAACCCTAGACATAATGAAAAAGGTTATTAACAGAATATCTCCTAAGTATGTATTTTATGGTTATACAATTGATGATATAAAACAAGAGTCCTACATTATATGTATAGAAGCACTTGAAAGATATGATGAAACTCGCCCGTTGGAAAACTTCCTATCGGTAAACTTGTCAAATCGTCTAAAAAATTTCATCAGAGACAATTATTTTATAATAAGCGACGATGAAGAAAAAAACGAATCAAAAATTAAGGTTCTACAGCCTGCGCAGCTTGATTACGAGTTTAATATAGTGGACGATGGAGAAAAGTACTCAGTAAATGATGAGCAAATAGATCTAAGCGAAATGTCGTCGGTTATAGATAGAGAATTACCTTCTTCTCTAAGGATGGAATACTTAAAGATGATTAATAACATTTACGTTAATAAATTCAAGAAAGAAGAAATATTACATAAAATAGATGAAATCTTAACGGAGAATGGCTATGAAAAAAGGTAGGTTCTCTAAAAATGAGATTGCACTGATAGAATCTTTACATTTAACACATTCCGCGAAGGAGATTGCGGAAAAATTAAACAGAGATCCAGATAGTATTCATAACTTTCTAAAGAAGAAGCATGGAAAGGGCGCTTCTGCGGAGGAACTGGCGGCTTTTGACCTCGAAAACAGGGCTTACTGGCCCGAAATTAAAAATCAATTTACTGACGATGAGTTGAAGCTATTCAGATACCACTGGGCTAGAATTATCTCCCAATTTCGCGATGATGTTATTCCTACTGAAGAACTTCAGGTTGTAGACTTAATAAAACTTGAACTACTAATGAATAGATCTTTAAAAAGTAATAAATCGAACATTGAGCAGATTTCAGTGTTAGAGTCGCTCATACAAGAAGAAAGACAGAGAGATCCAGACCAGCAGAATCAAGATCAATTATTTAACATGGAGCGGCAGGTTGCTTCTCTTAAAGCCTCCCAGGAGGCTCTCAACAAGGACTACAGAGAGTTACAGACAAAGAAGAACTCTATGCTCAAAGAAATGAAAGCAACGCGAGAGCAGCGCGTGAAGCGACTTGAGGACAGCAAGCAGAGTCTCACTGGATGGATAGCTTTTCTTATGTCTAATCCAGATGTGACCAAGCAATACGGCATCGAGATGGAGAAAATGAGATTAGCTATGGAGAAAGAAAAAACTAGATTATCTCAGTATCATAAATATCAAGATGGTATGATAGATCAGCCATTTTTAAACTCGGAAACAGCAAAGGAAGGATAAAATGAAGGTAGCTATAATTTTTGGGGTTACGGGTCAAGACGGAAGTCATTTGTCGGATCTCTTATTAGAAAAAGATTACTTCGTATATGGTGTATCCAGAAGGTGTAGCACTGACAACACGGAACGTATCTCGCACCTCGGTGATAATAATAATTTTAAGCTATTGGAGGGCGACATAACAGATCCGTCCAGTGTTTTAAATATACTTAGTTATCACGGAAATGTAGATGAAGTCTACAATTTGGCGGCGCAGTCCCACGTAGGAACATCGTTCAACCAACCTGGATTAACATGGGACATCACTGGAAAGGGTTGTTTGAATATACTACAAGGTATAGTAGATCTTAGAATGAATAATACCAAATTTTATCAGGCAAGCTCCAGCGAGATGTTTGGTAGCAATTACGACATGAAAGACGATCTAGTTTCTCAGTATAAATATCAGAATGAAGAAACCAAGTTTTTGCCGCAAAGCCCGTATGCTATCGCTAAATGTGCCGCTCATTATATGACTAGATTATATAGAGAGGGATATGGACTACATGCAAGTGCCGGAATCTTATTTAATCATGAAGGTCCACGCAGGGGTGAGAATTTTGTTACTCGAAAGATTACAAAGTGGATTGGCGAGTTTGTAAAGTGGATTGACCAGACTGGATATACAATGCAAGAGCTTGAATCAGATGATTTTAAAATCTCAGAAGATCATATCACAAATTTAGACGGTAGCTTTCCTAAGCTGCGATTGGGAAATCTTAATGCTTATCGTGATTGGGGGTATGCAGGAGATTACTGTGAAGCGATGTGGATGATGCTACAACAAGACGAGCCAGATGATTATGTTATATGTACTGGCAAAACACACAGTATTAGATATTTCTTAGATATAGCCTTTTCTCATATTGGTATAAATAATTGGTCTGATTATGTAGTACAAGACCCAGAGTTTTATCGTCCAGCAGAGGTAGATTACTTACGTGGCGATGCAAGCAAAGCAGAGAAAAAATTGGGCTGGAAACCAAAACACAGCTTTGAAGATTTAGTAAAAATAATGGTAAATCATGATCTAAAATGAAGATATACAAAGTTCATATATGCTTATCGGAAGTAATAGCTAGGCTTAAAAAATATGATCTAGAAGAATATAATTCATCAAATCCAATAATTTTTGTAGAAGCGTCTGATCCAGATGGAGCTTGCTATAAAACTATTTATAACTTTGCCCAAAAAATAACAAGAAAAGATCATTCAATCGAAACACTAGAGTTTGTAAAAGATTTATTCCACGATATAAGAGTAATAAAAATAGAGCTTGCAAATGAAAAGAAACTATGAAGACAAGGTGTATGCCGATTGGAGATTGGCTGTATTTAAAAGAGATAAGTTTAGATGTCAAATGCCCTCCTGCAAAAACAAAAAAGGCTTAAACGCCCATCATATTCACAAGTGGTCTACTGCTAGTACTCTTAGGTATGATGTATTTAATGGTATTACATTATGTTATTCATGCCATAAAAAGGTTACTGGACACGAACATCTCTATATCGGTGTCTTTGAAGATATAAATAGAAGGAAAAAACACTAAATGGCTAAATATAAGACAGCACCCGGATACACAGTTGTTAGAGACACAAGAGAGCAACAGGGGTATTTCTTTAAAAAATTCAACACCTGTAATGGCACAATACAGAAAAAGCTAGACACAGGAGACTACTCAATCTTGGGAATGGAAGACAAAGTTTGCATAGAAAGAAAGTCAAGCGTATCTGAAATAGCTATCAATTTAGGAAAAGGCAAGTACGCTTTTTATAATGAGATAGAAAGAATGAGAGACTATGAACACAAATACATTGTTTGTGAGTTCTCTATGGAAGATATCATGAAGTTTCCAGAAGGAGCAAAAATACCAAAAGAACTTAAAAGTAAGGTAAAGATAACTGGAAAATACATACTGAGATGTTTAATGGAGTTTGCGGTTTTTAATGATGTTCACGTAATTTTTGCGGGCAGCGAAAGGGGAGCTTTTGATCTAATAAGCAGCTTACTTAAAAGAATAAATGAGAAATACACCATAGGGCGAAAAACATGACTATTAATAGAGATACTATAAGTGAAATTCACAATTATGGAATTGATGTTAAGAATAGGGAAATCTATATAAATGAGTTTGATGATTCTGGAGAGTCTGCTGGTGTTGACCACAGGATGATACAGAATTTCGTAAAAAACATAAACTTCTTAAAAAACCAGAACAAAGAGCCTATAACAATATTCTTACAAACAGTTGGTGGTTGCTGGTATGCAGGAATGGGTATTTATGACGCTATAAAAAATTGTAAATGTAAAACTACCGTGATTGGTTATTCGCAAATATGTTCTATGGGTAGCCTAATACTACAGGCATCAAGCAAAAGACTCCTTACTCCCAATGCTATATTCATGTGTCACTATGGGTCTATTGATTTAACTGGTGATTATCTTAGCGCTCAAAACTATGCTCTAATAAATAAAAATAACGCAGAAACTATGGTTTCTATTTATGCAGAAAAGTGCTATAAGCACGGACTTTATTTCAAAGAAAGAAAATATAACTTATCAAAGACAAAATCTTACATCAAAAGGAAGATGAAAGATGGTGACTGGTACATGACGGCGGAAGAAGCTATTAACTACGGATTTATAGATGGGATACATAAGTGAATAAACTAAAAAAAATAGATGAAGCTTGGTTAAAAATAGATGTTAATGAAGATGAAATATTTAACCCGACCAGTATACTCAAGTCATCAGAGGATGATTTTCACCTAAAGCTTTCCTGGCTAATGACTAAGCCAGAGTACTTCTCTTTTCTTGTAAAAGAAATATTTAACATCAATCTATTACCTTCTCAGGCTTTAATCTTATACGAACTTTGGAACCGTAAATTTCCAATGCTTATAGCTAGTCGTGGATTTGGTAAATCCTTTATGTTGTCTCTTTATGCTATGCTAAGGGCCGTTTTATTACCTAAGAGAAAAGTAGTAGTTGTTGGTGCTGCTTTTCGTCAATCTAAAGTTCTTTTTGAATACATGGAAACCATATGGAACAATGCGCCAATTTTAAGGGATATATGCGATGGGAATAGTGGACCCCGTAGAGATGTTGACCGTTGCGTTATGCGTATTAATGATTCAAGGGTTACTTGCTTACCTCTTGGTGACGGGCAAAAAATTAGAGGTCAAAGAGCTAATGATATTATTAGCGATGAATTTGCTTCCATACCTCGCGATATCTTTGAAACGGTTGTTGCAGGTTTTGCTGCCGTAAGTTCAGACCCAATTGAAAATGTCAAAAGATTGGCCGCAGAAAAAAAGGCAAAAGAACTAGGGGTTGATATTACCGTCGATGAAGATTCTGCCATACAAGAAAAAGACAACCAAATTATCCTAAGCGGTACAGCTTACTATGACTTTAATCATTTTGCAGACTACTGGAAAAGATGGAAAAAAATAATCAAAAGCAAAGGAGATCCTGAAAAATTAAGAGACTTGTTTGGTGGAGAAGAAGTGCCAAAAAACTTTAGGGCAGATGAGTACTCTGTTATAAGAATACCTTACGAATTGCTTCCAGAAGGATTTATGGATGCGGCGCAGGTTGCAAGATCTAAAGCTACTGTTCATACTGGTATTTACCAAATGGAGTTTGGTGCAGTATTTACTAGAGACTCAGAGGGATTTTTTAAACGATCATTAATCGAGTCTTGCGTCGTTAACGAAAAAGAGCCAATTAGAGATGCTAAAAATAACGAAATAATGTTTGAGGCCAAACTTTCGGGCGATTTAAACAAGAGATATGTATTTGGTGTTGACCCTGCCTCTGAGGTAGATAATTTTAGTATAATTGTTTTAGAGATTTGTGAAGATCATAGGAAGATTGTTTATTGCTGGACTACCACTAGATCACAACACAAAGAAAAAGTTAAGAAAGGTTATTCAACTGAAACTGACTTCTACTCTTATTGTGCTAGAAAAATTAGAGATTTAATGAAATTGTTTCCATGTGTCCATATAGCTATGGATGCTCAGGGTGGCGGTATAGCTGTCATGGAGTCTTTACATGACAACGATAAAATCAAAGAAGGAGAATTACCTATATGGGAAGTAATAAATGAAGATAAACCGAAAGATACAGATGATAATCGTGGTTTACATATATTAGAAATGTGTCAGTTTGCTAAACATGAATGGCTGGCAGAGGCTAATCATGGGCTGAGAAAAGACTTTGAGGATAAAGTTTTACTGTTCCCAGCTTTCGACCCTATTACTTTAGGTGTGTCAACAATAGAAGACGGCATTAAAAATAGAATGTACGACACTCTTGAGGAATGTGTGCTTGACATAGAAGAACTAAAAGATGAATTAGCTATGATACAGATGACACAAACCGCTTCCGGTAAGGACAAATGGGATACGCCAGAGGTTATTGTGGCGGCGGGTAAAAAATCCAAGATGAGAAAAGACAGGTACTCATCTTTACTGATGGCTAATATGGCGGCTAGAATAATATCCAGAACGCCAGAGCAAGAGTTATATGAATTTTATGGTGGGTTTGCGACAACTCATAAAAAGAAAACAAAGAAGGATTCTGGGAAGCTATATAACGCACCGGCTTGGTTTACTGATAATATTCAAGATGCTTACTAAAATGTGTATAATATAACAACATTCGTAAACCATTCAAATAGGAATTCAATTACTCAAGGCTATCATGAACAAAGAAAAATCTTTAATTACTTGGAACGAGTCTGACGCACACAGTAAAGCTTTAGCTTTTGAGCAATTTGCAGAAGCTGGAGATGCTTATACTGGCGTTTCAAAGGGTAATCACTATAGAGACTTTAAAGATATAGAACCGAACAGAAGTGTTCGACCAGGGTATACACTTCGTGATTATTACTCTTTTAGGCCGGAAGAAAGACCAGCCGGTAAACAAAAAAGAGTCATCAAGATGTGCATGGATGCATATGACAAGGTTGGAATCATTAGAAATGTCATAGACTTGATGGGAGATTTTGGTTGTCAAGGTATAAACATAGTCCATGAGAATAAAAGTGTAGAGAAGTTTTATCAGCAGTGGTTTAAAAAGATAGGGGGAAAAGAAAGATCAGAAAGATTTCTTAATACTTTATACAGAACCGGTCAGGTTATTTGCTATAGAAGTTTTGCTAATATTACTCCAGAGATAGTAAAATACATAAAGTCTATGGGGTCAGAGATAACAGTTGAGCTTCCAGAGTTCGATAAAAATCAAATACCTTGGAGGTATACGTTCTTTAACCCCCTAACGATTGACACTTCTAATGGCAATATTAATCTCTTTTTGGGTAGGAGAGATCTAGAAATAACAGTAAATACATTTCTAGACAACTTTAAAGACGGAGAAGTACCTCAAAAAATAATAAACTCTTTACCTCCTGACATACAAAGCAGAGTAAAGAAAGGCGAACGAAAGATACCTCTAGATCCAAAAAGGCTTGCGGTTTTCTTCTATAAAAAAGACGACTGGAACAACTGGGCCAACCCGCTTATATACGCAATTCTCGATGATATTATAATGCTTGAGAAAATGCGTCTTGCCGACCTGTCTGCATTAGATGGTGCAATCTCCAATATCAGACTATGGACACTTGGTGATTTAGATCATAAAATCCTTCCAAATAAAGCTGCTATCAATAAGCTTAGAGATATTTTAGCTAGTAATGTTGGCGGCGGTACTATGGATCTTGTCTGGGGTCCAGAGCTTAAATTCTCAGAGAGTAATTCTCAGATATATAAATTCTTAGGTTCTGAGAAGTACCAATCTGTATTAAATAGTATTTATGCTGGACTTGGCGTTCCTCCCACTCTAACTGGTATAGCCGGTCAGTCCGGTGGATTTACTAATAATTTCATATCTTTAAAGACTCTGGTCGAAAGACTTCAATACGGTAGAGATCAACTCACTCTATTCTGGGAGAGGGAGTGCGAGATAGTCAGAAAGGCTATGGGCTTTAGAAAATCTCCACATATTATGTATGACCAAATGAGCTTATCTGATGAGTCTAGTGAGAAAAACTTATTAATCCAACTGGCAGATAGAGACATTATATCACACGAAACTATTCTTGAAAGATTTAAAGAAGTTCCATCCGTTGAAAAGATGAGACTAAAAAGAGAAGATAAAGACAGAACAAAAGATAATCTACCAGAAAAAGCTAGTCCTTTTCACAACCCCAACCATAATCAAGATATGGAAAAGATTGATAGGCAAGGCGAAATCAATGAAAAAATAGCCGTAGAAAAAGAAAAACAAAAACCAGCACCAGCCGCACCTCAAGGTGGAAGACCTGCAAATAAGCAAGACAGTGGCCCTAGAAAAAAGAGGGTAGATACTCCAAGATCAAAACCCGGAGTTGCAGAGTTAATGGTTTGGACAAACGACAAGTATGACAAAATATCAAGATTTGTCAATGAGGCTTACTTATCTTCTCATAACAAGAAAAATATGCGTAATCTCACAAAAGCCGAGGTTGCTGACATAGAATCCATTAAATTAGATATACTATCTAATGTTAAATTAATGGGAGATTGTGATGTAGATGAAATTGTAGAGTGTTTAAATTCTCAAAAAAGACTTCCCTCGCAGGTTAGAAATACCTTAAAATCTAAAAATATTTCTCCAAACAACATGAGCCTTTTAGATTATCAAAGACGGGCTATATCAGCATTTATTGAGCATTCTTTGGGTAGTTAAATTCAGTTTCCTTAAAAAAATAATTTTTTTGTGTATATTATCTGTAGAGGTAAAAATGACTATACAAATATTCCAAAACGAAATAGATGACGGCATTGGTGAACTCGTTAAGAGTACTGCCAGTGTTGCGTATTGCTCTGAGGCTATTAAGGCTGACGCTTTTAAAGTTCCAGTCAGTATTTCCGACAGAGCTTTTGCAGAAAATAAAGACCAAATAGACCTATATTACTTAGAGTCTGTTTTAGTTTCGTGTGGCTGGAATAAGAACGACGATGTGTTTATGCCAGAGGCGACCTGGGCAGCAAGAAACACACCAGAAGATAAACAATTCAATTTTATGCACGATGAGAATGATATTATCGGGCATATTACTGGTAGTTATGTCTTAGGTAAAGACGGTAAGGCTATTGCAGACGATTCTGAGCCACCAAAAGACTTTGACATAATTACTCAGGCTGTCCTTTATAATAGCTGGACTGGTGAAGAAAATAGAGAAAGGATGGAGAAAATAATCTCCGAAATAGAGGATGGGAAGTGGTACGTTTCTATGGAGTGTCTATTTGCTGGCTTTGATTATGCATTAATTGATAATAAAGGTGTAGCAAAAGTGTTAGCTAGAACGGAAGAATCTTCGTTTTTAACAAAGCACCTTAGATCATACGGTGGAGACGGAATATACGAAGGTTACAAGGTAGGTAGAGCATTGAAAAATATTTCTTTTTCTGGTAAGGGTTTAGTTTCTAAGCCTGCTAACCCAAGAAGTGTAATATTAAAATCAGTTGCTTTTAACGTAGACTCAAACGATCTTAATTTCAATATAGGAGAATTTAATATGAGTGACGATCTCTTAGAAAAGCAGTTGGCAGATGTGGTTTCACAGCTTGCCGAAGCAAAAGCTGAGAATGAAGCCATTAAAGATAAGATTGAAGAAGCAAAAGATAAAGAATTTGCTACTAAAATTCAAGCTTTTGAGAACTCAGCAGAACAAAGTCAAGCAACCATTGATGAGCTTAATGAATCAATTAAGGCAAATCAAGCTCGCGTAGCAGAACTTGAAGATGCGCTTCAAACATCTCAAAGCGAATTAGCAGAAGCCATGAAAGAAATGGACGACATGAAGAAAAAAGCTATGATGCAAAAAAGAAAAGCAAGCTTGACTGAAGCTGGACTTGACGAACAAGAGGTTGAAGACACTATTGCTTCATTCGACGCTCTAGGAGAAGAAGCTTTTGAGGCTGTTGTAGCTCTCATGAAAAAGAAGTATGCCGATAAGCACCCTATGAAGAAAAAAGAAGATGAAGCTGAAGCAGCAATGCCTCCAGAACTAAAGGAAGCTATCGAGAAGAAGAAAAAAGAAAAAGAAAAAGAAGCTAAGGCAGACGAAGAAGAAGCTTTAGCAGAAGAAGCAACACCAGAGCTTGTTGAAGATTTAGAAACATCTGAGGCCGCATTGGTAGAACAAGAAGTTGAACTAGAAGATCAACTTGAATCAACTAGAGCCTCAATTTCTGACTGGCTTTCTAAGAACGTACTCTCAACCAAGTAATCAATAGGAGATAATAATCATGGCTCTTAAAACAGATAGATACGAAGAATCAACTGATATCAGCTATTTTTATAATGCTGGTACAGCAACTCGCGGTGGCGTTGTTTGCCACAGCGTTTTGAGCGCTTCTGGTGCAGCCTTGGATCAAGGTGATAACCAAGTGGCATATACTACTGCTGCTGCAACAAGCGTTCCTGTTGGCATCCTTTTAAACGATGTTGTCAATAAAGATTTAACAAGAACCCACTTGAATTTCTATAAAGATGAAATTCAGCAAGGTGGTAAGGTGACTGTTATGACTCGCGGTTGGGTTGTTACAGACAACGTAGATGGAACACCTAGCCCTGGCGATATGGCCTATGCTTCAAATGCAGTAGCTGGTAACATTTCTACCACTGCTGATGACGCACAAGCTTCCGGCAACTTGGCTATTGGTCGTTTTATGTCAGCACCAGATGCTGATGGCTATTGTAAAGTCTATGTAAATCTTCCTAATCACGGCCCACTTGCGTAAGCCATAACTCAAAGGAGAAAATAATAATGTCATATACAGAAAGACCTAGTGATGAATTCATCAAACTGCTCCGTCAGTCTGGTGATGCAGATATGAATGTAGCTTATGCTGCGCAAAGAGAGTTTGCTAAAGCTCTTGAGACACCTCTTAGAAAAGGTGTTTTAATCGGTAATATTCTTGGTGATATTTTCGAGACTATCAATGTCGAGCCAGGAGGAAGCACAGAGTATCCATTGGATCTTCTTGCGCCTGGAACAGAAGGTGAACACGTAGCTTATACCAATCCCGGTCATGGTCGTATTCCTGAGCGTGCGGTTGAGAGTGACTACGTTATGATTCCAACTTATAGCATTGCAAGCAGCATTGACTTCTTGCTTCGCTATGCTCGCGAGGCACGTTGGGACATCGCCGCTCGCGCTATGCAAGTCATGGAAGCTGGTTTTGTTAAGAAGATGAATGATGACGGTTGGCACACACTTCTTGCTGCTGGTGTTGATCGTAACATCTTGGTTTTCGACGGTGACGCAACAGCAGGTTTCTTCACAAAGAGACTGGTTAGCTTAATGCAAACTGTTATGAGAAGAAATGCTGGCGGTAACACCGGAAGCGGTAATCGTGGTCGTTTGACAGATCTGTATGGATCTCCAGAAATGCTTGAAGACGTTCGTAACTGGGGTCTTGACCAAGTTTCTGACGCTGTTAGAACTACTATCTACAATACCGGTGGTGAATCACCTGTTACTAATTTGTTTGGCGTTCAGCTTCACGATTTAGATGAGCTTGGTGAAGGTCAGGAATATCAAGACTTCTTCGTTGACGCTCTTGGCGGTTCTGTCGAAGCAAGTGACGTAGAATTGGTTGTTGGTCTTGACCAAAGCACAAATGACAGCTTCGTGATGCCAATGAAGCAAGCTGTTTCTGTCCACGAAGACCCTGCGTTGCACAGACAACAAAGAGTTGGATGGTATGGTTGGGCTGAGTTAGGTTTCGGTGTTCTTGACAACCGAAGAATAATCTTAGGCTCATTCTAAGCTATCACTCCATTTAGAATTCAGTCGGAAAGGTAATCGAATGATTGCCTTTCCTTTTTTTATATATGGATTGGAAATGTGTATAATACCATAGAATATATTAGGATCTTTTTTTTAGGAGTAAAAAATGGCAGCTTTGTCTGATTATCTAGAATCCGGGCTACTACATCATATTTTTAGAGGGGATTCTTTCCCAAAACCAACAGGCATTGCTTTAGCTTTGTGTAGCGGGGTTCCTCCAGAGTCTGGAAATGGTGCAAATTATGAAACTGGTGGGTGGCTACCAGAACTCCCCTCTGGCATTAATGGGTCTGGAACTGGATATTCTAGAATAGACCTGGGAGATCCATCTACGGCTGGAAATGCTGCATGGAACTTCAACACAGCAACACTAGACAATGGAAGTAGCGGTGTATTTAGTGTCATATGGAATTCTGGTAATTTAACATTTGATACAGCTTTGCTTGACTTAGGTTGGGTTTCTGGCATTGCCATTACAGACCACGCAGGGTATGGTTCTGGAAACTTACTCATGGTAGCCGCGCTAAATAACCCAAGGATAGTATACATGGGAGACAATCTAAAGTTTGATCCAGAAGCATTACAAATTAGTTTTAAATAGAGATAAATAATGGCAATACTATCTAAGTCAGAGTATTTAAATCAAATAAATACTCTATTCCCAGACCAGTCTTCTCAGGCTATATCTCCGTCAGATCTGAGAACAATGTTTGTGGATTTGGGAGATTCTATAAATAGCCTCTTGTCCGGTGTCAATTTATATAGCAATAATTTTAAAGAAGAAAATAGGACAGGAAGCTCTAGATACAAAAGAACTATTATAATAGGTAGGGACAACTTACAAAAATTAGAGTTTGTTGGACGAGAAACTTGTGATAATATTGCTATTGGATATAATGTATTAAAGCAAAACTACGACGGTAAAGAAAATGTATCTATAGGTATAAACACCTTAGATTGTAATCTTTACGGGTCTTTAAATACAGCATTGGGCCACTATGCGTTAACTTCAAACCTCCAGGGTTCTGGTAATACAGCTTTAGGATATTTAGCTTTATCTGATAATAAGCAAGGTAACTTTAATGTAGGAGTTGGTTATGGGGCTGGTTATTACATTAATCAATACGACAATTATAAATTGTTTATTGGTGCGCATCCAGGGGCAGTTTCTGGTTGTGTAACAAACTATGATGATGGTCCAAACCCCCTTATATACGGGGATATGGATTCACGTAGAATGGGTGTTAATGTAAAGTACCTACATCCACATGGTGTATTACAAACTTCTGGTGATATAACCCCTTCTTTAGACTACAACTTTAATCTAGGTAATGCAAATACGGCTTGGTCTTCTGTTAATGAGCTTGTTTATTTTTCTGGCGGTAAGGTTGGTATTGGTACGGACTCTCCCTCTGGAGTTCAGGGTATTCTTACTGTAGATGGTAATGTTGTACCTAATATAGATAGTGTATATAGTCTAGGTGTTGAAAACTTGAGGTGGGATGGTTATTTCAACGACATTCTAGTTAGTGGCAGAGCTAGTATTAATAATTTTGAGTACAACACCCTAACGGAATGTTTATATGAATGCACAACTTTACACCTTGGTTCTAGCGGATTGTGCGATGACGGTGACTGGGCAGAAGCAAGCAAGGTTTGCGGATATTTAAGCGATGCCGGTATTGATGGTGCTGGATTCATAGCTCACGCCAGTGGTACTAGTTACATAAGAGATTATAGTTGGTTATTTAGGTCTAGTGACCAAAATATAGAATGCCTAGAAGAAGACAGTGTTTATTCTAGATCTCATTGGGAATCTAATGTAAGTATCAAAACTCTCCCCGGCAGACATGTTGCTACAGATAGGATTCTTGGTGACAGTAAGTTAGCTTTAGTTAAGCAGAGTGGTTGCCAAGGTATATTTTTAACTACTAATTCTCCAGATAAAGTACATGTTGCTTATGAAAGAGATTTAGATGCTGATTATCCATATTTCTCTGGAGTAGACGTAAACTTCCTTGGTGATTCTGGTGTTAATGATAACTATATAGTTTCTTTTGGTTCTCCTGGCTCTGGCATTGAAGTAGGAACTAGATATACAACAAGAGTTTCTGGCGACCCTCACGGTTTTGGTTTTATTTATCATGACCATAAAAATGAGTTAAATTCTAATAATCAACCTAAAGACAGGCTATCATTACATATTTATGATTCTGGAAATGTAAATCCAGTTCTAGAAGCTGTAACTGTTATGCGGACAAGCGGAGAGCTTGGTAACGGCTTAGTAGGTGTAACTAATGTTAGCTACGCAGACAACACAGAAGTATTTAATCCAGAGACTATATTCAATATCTACTCTGATTCTGAGGCTGATCTTAGAGTTTCTTCTTCTGGTAAGAATGAAGTTTCTTTACAGCTTATGTCTAATGGTAATAAGCCTGCCTCTGGTATTGAGGTGTCTTATAATCCAATTGATAACAACACTTACTTCAGATCATATGATGATATAGATACTTATACTCAAGCCATTGAAATAAGTCATACAACCAATGATGTACAGCTAACAAATGGAAGACTAGAAGTTAGTGGAAATGTTACAATTGGTCCAACCGCTTACGGTATGACAGATCCATTAATTGTTTCTCTTAATTCTACAAATAGTGGAACAATCGCAATAAAAGAACAGGCTGTAGACCCATCTACTACAACTGACTTCGGTAAATTATATGTAAAAGAAAAGATTGCCGGTGGTCAAACTCAAAGTTTGTACTTTATGGATGATGGTGGAAATATCCACAATATGATCCCAAATCCAAACAGCACTCAAGATGGATTGCTGTATGGCGATGCCAATGGAAACACTTTTGGCGGATGGTTTTCTCCTGCGACAAGACCTGTCGCTGGTGCGGCGACCGAGAATACGGCCCTTGGATATTCAGCCCTAAGTGGCATATCTACTGGAGATCAGAATACCGCAGTTGGATTTAAGGCGGGCGAGGCGACAGAAACGGGTGTAAATAATACATATCTTGGTCATGGTGCCTTCTCTGGTGTAGATGGTAGTTATAATACTATAGTCGGCTGGGGTAATAATGTTTCATCAGATGTTGATTATAATATATCACTTGGGACAGATTTAACGAGTCAGACTGGAAATTATGTATTACAGATTGGTGTCACAACTCCGGTTATTTCTGGCTTAGTAGGCCCAAATAAAAGACTTTATCTTGCTGCTCAACAAGAAGTAGCAGTAGAATCGGAGAGTCTTAATCTTCGTGAGGGTGATCTTAATTTATTCCACGATGCCGCTGGTAACAACTTACTACAGTTTACATACGGTACTTCTGGCGGCAGAGAAGTTGCTGATACTAATTTTGTAGATAATGCTAATAACGATAGAGTTGATGGTTACGTTGCGTTTAATTTTGTTGATGGAGATGGTGACTCCAGAGTGTTATTACATCTAGATCATCAAGCAGACCCCATGACCAATGAAGTTAATTACTTTACACCTTCTCCAACTAGACCTTACGCAAAACTAGACGGTGATTTATTACTTCGTGGAGCAATAAGATTTGCTAATGGGTTTTCTTTAGAAACTTCAAGTGGAATTGCTAGTATTGGTGGCACTGGAATAAGGTATGAGTACGATGAAGTTACTAGTTCAGGAGAATTCCATTTAGACTTCACTGACTTATTTGATGTATCTAATACTGGCCTATTAGACACTCAAGAATCATACTTGCCTGTTGAGATTGCTAGCGGCCTAGGTGACATGGTTGCTAAAATATCTATTGATGACCTTGGAGAATATATTTCATCTGGACTAGATGCACCCTCACTAGTTGTGGATAATTGCAATGTAGTTGTTGCAAACAATCCACCATTAATACAAGAGACTTTAAACTCTGGAACTGTATTTATTGGTTGCAATGTTGGCAGTGCTGCGACGGGATGGTTAAATACTATCATGATTGGTAGTGAGGCTGGCTCTAATGCAACTACGCCTAACCCATCTTTAGCGATTGATACTGCATCAATATTTATTGGTCATAACGCTGGTAATAATGCCGACAGTATAGACAATGGATTATTCATAGGTACAAATGCTGGTAAGAACTCTGCTTCTGCTACAGATTCTGTATTCATTGGTCAAAACGCTGGACTAGACAGTAATTTTTCTTACTCCTTGGGTATTGGTCAAAACGCCCTTCGTGGGGTTGTAAACAGTACAGAGACTGGATCGAACAATATAGAAATAGTCGTTGGATTAGATGATAACCAAAGAATATTGTACGCCCAAGACGTTAGCGATAAAATACACATACAGAATGTAATCGCTGGAGACACCAATGATAGAAAACTATCTATTGGCGATGCAGTATTAGACCCAGAAGCTCCACTATCTGTAAGAAAAGATAGCTTATTCCAAGGTCACGTAGATACACCGTCTGGTTTCATGCAGACTTGGTACTGTGATGACGAGTTTGTTTGGGGTGTAAGCTGTAGTGGTTTTGACTTTGATGATTTCTACCATAGATCTGGGTCTGGTCTTTTAAGTGGAATACTAGGTGTTAGCGGCTGGGCCGCAAATACATTTAATGCTGGTGGAAGTTATTCTTGGACTGTTAGTGATGGATCTAACACTGAAACCGTTGGAAATACCACACAAATTAATTGGGTTGGCAGTAAAGGTGTTGAGACATCATATAACGACGGTACTAATAATTTAACTATAACGGCAGATGGTCTTAGTGGTTGGGCCTTAGAAACTATTATTAACAGTGGGATTGCTGTCAGCGGTTGGGCAGATGGGACATTCAGTACTGGCGGCGGCGGGATGACATCGTTTAATGTTGGAGATGGTCTTACAAATAGAGGATCAATAACCAATGATGAAACCCTGTTTGTTAGTGGTATTAGCGGCATCAATGTGTCTTACAATGCGGTGGATCAAAATTTTGTAGTAGATCCTATTGGTATAAGTGGATGGGCGGAAGGCTCATTTGCTTTAACAGTAAAAGAAGCTGATGGTAGCCCGTCAGTATCAGATGTAAATACAATTGTTGTTAGTAACGGAACATTAACAGATGATGGTGGGGGTCAAGTAACTATTACCACCGGTGGTGGTGGTGGTATGACCTCATTTGATGTTGGAGATGGAGTTACAAATAGAGGAACGATAACTAACGGGGAGACATTATTTGTTAGTGGGATTAGCGGTATCAATGTTTCCTACAATTCGGTAGATCAGAATTTTGTTATTGACCCAATTGGTATAAGTGGCTGGGCCACATCAACAATTATAGACTCTGGAATAGCTGTAAGCGGCTGGGCAGCAGGAACATTCGGCGGTGGTGTAGGTGGAACTTATACCGCTGGTTCTGGCTTGACACTAGTTGGTACTGAATTTAATACTGCCGGAAGTGGTAATTTCAATGCATTACAAATACGTAAAACTTCCTATGATTTTGCTGCCCCTGTTGATTCTGGATTGTTAGTTGTTGATAGTGGTGATAATAGTTTTATTGGAAATGTAATTGTTAACTCTGGTGGATATTTATCCGCTCCATATTATGGTTCTGGTGAGAGTGACGCATTTAATAATCTAACTGTTATGAAGACTCATAGTGGCTCTTTTGCTTTTGCAGGAGCTTATCCAAGAGTAACAGATGGGGTTAATTTCTCTCCAGAACCAATGATTGAGGGGTTTGTTAGTGGTCTTACTGGTAGTCATGGTCAATCTACATTTAATATAGAAGCTCCAACTGATTTTCAAACCCCAACTAGCGGTTATTTAAAAACTAGAAATAATACATTCAGTTTTGGTGGCGATGAAGTAATTGTAAATAGGGATAAAAGTTTAGCCATTAGTGGTGGAGACTATGTTGTTGCTACTTTTATAAATGGTGAATATAGACCTATTTATGTGTCTTGTTCTGGTTGTCTTTAGGGTTTAGCGTGATAAAGGAAATTTAATGGGAAGACCTAGAAGTTTTTACCAGGGTTATAACCCTTACTGTGATGAATCTTGGAAATGTTGTACTCCAGCCCCTTGTGTTTCAGGCGCTTGTTGTTGGATACCGGGGTGTCAAAATTGTGGCAACTGTGATAGCTTATGTTCTTATGCTACAGATTTTGAATGTATGGTCTTTGGGGGTAATTTTATACCTGATATTGGTTGCGTTGGGAGTGGTTTGGATGAAATACGTCCTACTAATAACAAACCATCGCCCAACTCACAGGTTTGGATACAACCTTATGGTTCTGGATGTGGTGGGATCTATACATGTTTTACATCTGGCTCTTTAGTATTAACTCCAACTGGTAATAAATCTATAGAAGAAATACAGGTTGGTGACACAGTTTCTACTCTAGATGGCGATAAAAAAGTACACGCTTTAGAAAACCCCTGCTTGGGGGATAGAAGGCTGATATCAATAAATAATAGCAAGTTCTTCTTTACTGAGGATCACCCAATAAAAACAACAGAAGGATTTAAAGCCGCTAACTACGAAATGTGTAATAATAATTATTCTTACATTGATTTAGTTGGGGAGTTGTCAGTAGGTGATTGTGTAGTTTCTAAAGACGGATATGAAACAATCAAAGATATAGAATTTTCAGGTGCTGATTTTCAAACTAAACTTTATGATATAACTATAGATGATCCTCATGAATTTATTTGCGAGGATTTTGTTTTTCATAATTGTAGTATTTGTCCCGAACCAGCTTTTTGTTTTAGTGGTTGTTCTTTACCTTATGATTTTACTAGAGAGTTTATTGATGATCGTACAGGTCAAGTTATTGACTCAATGAGTATTAGAATCACACAAAGTGGTTGTTATCCTCAGAGATTCCTGGCGACAAAAATAAGAGTTAGAGATGGTTCTTGCTATACTTCAGCCGGTAGAGTTGATGAAATGATACCATGTCTTGGTAAATGTTGTGGCGAAGAAGGTTGTTCGACCAGCAACGTTCGCCGCCTCTGTGATAGTTTGGGTACATTAGATTCATCCGCTACTTACGATGGGCCGGAAAATTGTGCTTATGTGCAACTTAGTGGGTATGGCGCTTGTTGTCCACCGTTTGGAAAAATAGGTTCAGCAGTAGGTGATTGCAGTTGGCAACCCGATCAAGAGGCTTGTGATGATTATTGGGCGTCAGAAGGTCTTGGGCCTGGAAGATTTTTTGAAGGAGAAGACTGCGTTGATAATCCATGTACTTTTATGGGTGGAGCTTGTTGTTATGATGATGGAACACCCTGCGTTGAAACGGGGGTTTTACAATGCGGTGGAACTTATTATGCTGGTCTTTCGTGCGCAGACGTAATACCTTTTACTTGTACCGGTTAGGAGGAAAAATGAAGAAATTATCAATAGGAATTGCTCATCATCATGATTTTGATGGAGCTTGGTTTACAATACAGGACATAAAAAAAGAATTAATGTTCAATGATAGGATGGATTTATTAGATAAAATAGAATTTGTGATTGTTGACAATAGTTACAACTCTCCACACTCAGATATGTTAAAAAGATTTGCAACTGAGTCTCTAGCGCCACTAGTCTATGATGTATACGACGAGGAAGGTTCTGCAAAAGTAAAAAATAGGATTATTGAAAAGTCTAATAGTCCTTTTGTTTTAGTTTTAGATTGCCATGTTTTGCTATGCCCCGTTGTTAATACGATGGAAAAAATAATTAACTTTATAGATGAAAATCAAGATACAGAGGATTTGTTTTATGGACCATTAGTGCAGGATAGATTATCAGTATCATTTCCGTTTTTTAAAAAGAAGTGGTCTAATGGCATGTGGGGTACTTGGCAGCTTGGTATGAGGTGTAGGTGTGGATCTTTCTACTTTTTTGCAGAAAATTTTGAAGTCTTTGATAGTGTAAAACAAATAAAACACACAAAATGTCCTCACTGCGATTTGTCATTTGAGGACGATGATTTAGATCTAGAAAATCCAGAATCCTACTACAAATTTCTAAAAAAAGAAGAATGTGAATTTACTTGTTTGCTCAATAGTGATAGACCCTTTGAGATATGGGCGCAAGGTACTGGTTGTTTTTTAACAAAAAAAGATAGTTGGCTGGGCTATAATAAATTACTTCAAGGTTTTGGTGGTGAAGAAGGATACATAGCAGAAAAATACAGAAAGAATGGAAGAAAAGTTTATTGCTTACCGTTCTTGAAGTGGCTTCATAGGTTTGAGAAACCAAGCGGTGTATATTATAATACGGGAAACACTAGTAAAGCTAGAAATTATGTACTTGGTTTGTCAGAAATTGACTGTCCGCTACATGAGACTTATGAACACTTCGTTCAAGATCTTGAATTAGATCCGCTTTTGTTTCAGTCATTTGTCAACGAGGCTCGTTATCTTCTCAATAAATAGGTGAAAAATGGCAGGAATAGTATAATTTTAGGAACAAGAATAACAGACGTTTCCTCCACTACTAACTGGGGTGTTAGACGGAGTAAAGGAAACACCCTTGATTAAAGGGTTAGATTATTAAATAGTTTTTTTTGTGTATAATATTATATAAATACAGCATTCTACATGGAGAAAATGCTGATATTTATGAGCTTATACTAACTGTAAACAGAATACTACACCTAGAACTTGCGAGATAATAAATGGCAGATAATGTTCAAATAACCCCAGGCGCTGGCGCGAATATAGCTGCGGATGAGATTCTTGGCGTAAAATATCCTCGTTCTAAAATGATTATAGGCGATGACGGTGTTAATGACGGTGATGTTTCTGATACTAATCCTGTGCCAATGAAAATTCGTGGTGACGAGTTTTTCTCCGGTGCTACAAAGTTTGACGCTAAGGTAACAGAAGATGGTGAGCTTGCAACAACAGTTACAGAGCGAGAAAGAAATGTTTATGCAGTTGTTCATGATGATTCTGTCGGCACCGGAAATACTGATTATATTTTAGTAGACCTAGATGATACAGTTAATTTCCCGCATGATGATGTGTCTAGAATCGACATATCTACCATTAATGTACACTTAGCTCATGATAGCGGAAATCCAGATGGAGAACTGGCTATAGGCGTTATAACAAGAGTCGATGGTACAGACGCAGATATTACTTGGGGTTTTGCTGTTGACTTTAATCTTCCTTCAAATACTAATATTAGAGAGGATTTTAATTTTGCTCCATCTCAGTTGAAATTTGAAGTAATAGCGGGAAGTACAACCAGAATAATTAGCAATTATAATGAGGTTGCGGATGTCACTATTAACACGGCAACTCCTATGGATAGCCCAAGGGGTGCAGCAACAGTTACTCCAGACGTTGGAGATGTTGTACTTAGGTTAACTAACGGTGCTGGTGGATTAAGGATTTTTTGTGGCGTGATGTATCATGGAGAACCGTAATGATAAATGGCTCACTATTACCTATATTTTTTCAAGAGGGAGAAGCTAAATCTGGTGGAACTTATTTTGCCAACAGGTATTTTGCTTTAAGTTATTTTTCAAATTATATGCCTCCGCTTGACTTATTTTTAATTTCAGATCCTCTTGCAGATAAATTAGAACTTGACCTAAGTTTGAATAAAAAAAATGAAATTTTACTATCTATGAACACTGAAAAAGATGTAGAATTAACAATGAACACAGATGTTATTTTCGAGGTAGAAAGATAATGGCTTGTATAGAAGATTTACACGTAGGTGATATTGGCACTATAATAAGAGCCACACTACAAGATACTAATGCTAATTGTGTTGCTTCTGCATTGAATGTTAGTTCTGCCACAACGATTACATTTACTTTTAAAAAACCAGACGGAAGTAAGATAACAAGAAATGGTGGATTTACTACAGATGGATCTGACGGCAAGGTTCAATATACCACAGTTGAAGACGACCTAGATCAAGATGGTGAATGGAGGGTTCAGCTATATTTAGTACTTTCGTCGGGTAGTTGGAGAAGCGAAATAGGCAGATTCAAGGTAATAGATAATCTTTAATGGAGATAGCAATGGCTCACGATGTTTGGCAAGACACAGCTATACAGATAGTTAGAGTTTTAATAAATGATACAGACTATGATAATTATACATACTCAGATAGCAAACTTTTAACAGCTTTTGTTGTGAATGGTTATACAGTTACGACGGAGGTAGAATTTACCGAGGATTACACTATAGATATCCCCTCTAACTCTATCACCCCAGACCCATCAGATGATTCTGACTTTATAACTTTGGTGTCTTACAAAACCGCGTGTATGATATATACAAACGAGTATAAAGATGCTGCTAATTGTGCGGTTACTGTTAAAGATGGTGTTTCGAGTATTAGTTATGGCCCCGTTGCCGACAACCTAAGTAAACTTGCTGACCATATGTGTTCTAAGTATGAACAATTAAAATCAGATTTTGAATATGGTAGTCAAGTTGGACAGGCTATACTTAGTCCATATAGCCCAGGTTCAGATTTAATTTCAAGAAATAATACAGATCATAGATCTGGTGGATATTTTAATTATTAGGAGAGAATAATAATGCCTACAATAAGAAGTTCTGGAGATATTATTTCCAGCATCTCATCGGAATTAGCAGACAATAATGCGGGTCTTATTTCCGCTTACGACGTAAGACACAATATGGAAGACACTGTTGCTTCCATTTCTAGGATCGTTGCCAGTGGAGACACAGAAACAGAGTATCCATTCTATAACAATGTAACAGTTCGTCACATACCAGGGGATGGCAATGGATTGCTTTATGTTGAGTCTGGTATATATTTTCCAAATAGTTCAGAAAATCCATCATTACTTCAAGAAGATCCATATCCAGGCAATGATGCTATAGATCACGGCCAATTAGCCCCTGGTAGCTTACTAGACGATGACCATCCTCAATATATGAACCTAAATGGCACTAGGTCGATGGATGACAACCTGGGAGTAGGAACTACCAATTGGATTAATAGTTCTGGTCTAGAAAATGGAGCCTCTGACGACAGAGGTATTCAATTTGTTTATCAAGGGGATCATGACGATCTCTATATTGGTACATCTGGAAAACTTGAGTTTAATCTAGATAATACTTATACAGATAGTTTTCATGGGTTAGCCAAAGCTTGGTTGAGCTTTGATGCTAGTGGAAACTTACCTCCAGATCATAACGCCCCTGTAATTAAGTCCTATTACAATGTTGAAAATCTAACTAAAGACGATACAGGTAAATTTACAATAACATTTAATAGCGGTGTATTTGAAGATAACAAGTATGTAGCTTTAGGCTTGAGTAATGCAACGTCAACCTCTGGAAGTCAAGAGGATATGGATCTTAACACCGTTGGTATTGTTTTAAGAACTGGAAACGATGGTCCAGACGATGTAGATAATCCTAGAAAGCTTACTTTTGTTGTTCAAAATGATGGCAATCAGTATATTGATGCTCAAAATAATGATTTGGTAGTTTATGGCTATAATCCAGGCTCTAAGTCTGGGGTTGTTCCAACAGTCACCAACAATGCGTAAGCCAATATGCCGAATAGTAATCCCGCACTAACAGATAGAATAAAACAATTAAGCAGAACAACCGGAACCGGTCCCTGCTGCTTAGAAGAAATCCCAGATGGATTTAGTGAATTTTCTAAATTCTATACATCTGGAGATGTTTTATTTTATGCCATCTCTGATGGAGACAACTATGAGGTTGGTTTAGGAGCTTTTATAAGAGACGCTATACCAAAAGATTTCATATCTAGAACTACAGTATACAACAGTAGCAATTCTAATAATCTTGTTGATTTTCCAGCAGGTTTAAAAGAAGTATACGTTACTTACCCAGGAGAAAAGGCGGTTTTCTCTGCCTTTAATACGCCGGTAAAAAGTGGTATAGCAGTTTTTGATAGCAATCAGATATTGTTTACAGATAATTCTTTTGTAATAAATTCTTCTCAGAATAGGATGGGCGTTAACACTTCTGACCCATCATCAACTTTAGATGTAAATGGTTTGATAACAAGCGATGGCTTAATTCTAGAAAATTATGGAATATACTTTAGTGGTATAGATGGTTCTGGAGAAGGCTTTCAAAAAGAGCCATTCATGAAGAATGAATTAAATAATGACACTGGTACGGACATTGTTTTCAGTTATAGTGGTCTTGTAAATCAAGCATTGACATTTAACAAACAACCAAGAACTTATATCCTTTGTGGCCCTTCTGGTGGTGATCCTTTATCAGAAGATTATCCTACATTCAGACAATTAAGATTTGACGACGTTCCAGAAGTTTCTGGTTTTATTCTCGGTGTGAGCGGCTGGGCAGATTCTACAATAACAGATACTGGAGTATTGGTTAGTGGCTGGTCAGACTCTACAATAACAGATACTGGAGTATTGGTTAGTGGCTGGGCAGATTCTACAATAACAGACACTGGAGTATTGGTTAGTGGCTGGTCAGATTCTACAATAACAGACACTGGAGTATTGGTTAGTGGCTGGTCAGACTCTACAATAACAGACACTGGAGTATTGGTTAGTGGCTGGGCAGATTCTACAATAATAGATTCCGACCTTGCTGTTAGTGGCTGGACTAGGGGTACTTTTGAAAACACTGGAAGTGGATTGTCTTTTGTTGAAGATTCCTTAAATACGGCTGGTACAGGAAACTTCAATCAATTACAAACAAACAAGGAGTCCGCTTCTCAAAACTATGCTCAGGTAGTAAGCGATAGTGGATTATCTAACACAATAGTTAGTGAGAGTGGTTTTTTAACGATTCCCGTATTTAACACTGTAATAGATGTTAAAGATCAAATTCCAGCATCAAATACCGGAGTTATCGCATTTGCTAGTGGTAATCTAACGAGTCAATGGATTATGATTGCGAATGGAACAAACTGGGTTAGTGGACAACTAATATAATATTTTTTGGAGATAAAAATGTCAGATGTATTAAGGCCAGTTATTAATGGCAATCAAATAAAAAATGGATCTATAACTGTTTACCCTAAAGAAACTGGAGCAACATCAAAGAGAGATCCAGATCTAAATTCTTTTGTACCTTCTGGTGAACTTCATATTAAACTTGACGATAGATTTGATGATGTGAGATACTACACAGGTGATTCAGACATATAAGGTTTAACATGGCTTTTAGTATTCCACAGAAAATATTTGATAAGTATAATGAGATTATTGATGCCACAATCAATGATCTAGGGGTTGACTGTCAGTTGATATACGTAGAAAAAGTAGAAGAATTAGATAACCCTGATGACAACCGTCCAGAAAATAGATCCATTAATCCACACAGAAGAAAAAAAGATCAATACAATAGAGACAACAAGACATATAAAGAAGTAGAAAAGACCGAAACAATAAAGATGAAAGTTTATTGGGACAGAAAGGCTTGGCTTAAAGTCGGTGGAGTTTTAGTGGTTCCAGATAATTCCATACAAACGGTTTTTTTTGGTTCTGATTTAGGAAAAGTAATGAGAGCTAAACAGCTTATTGCTCATACCGAAATAGATGATGACATTGAGATGAAATTTAAAAAGTTTGGAGAACCTTTTCCAATAGGTTTTCACAAAGAGCGATACTGGGTTTGTTTTTGGGAGAGAACCTAATGCCTATTAGAATAAAAAATTCAAAACAAGACATACAAAAAAAAATAAACATTTCCATTGCTGACGCATTAAAAACGGTGTTTAGAAAGAAAAGGTCAAGTATTGAGAGAGAAATAAAGAGAAAAGTTTCTCAATGGATTTACCTTCAGCCAGAGATAAGAAGTTTACTGCAAGAGGGCGTTCCTGGCTCACTTAATGCCACTCTTGGTTTTGAACCTTCGCAGGCTGGCGGTGCTGTTGATAGTATAGTGAGATCTATCGTAGATTCTACAGAGGTTAAGGTTACGCAGATAAATAAGAACTTAAAAGGTGGAATACAAATAAATTGCCAACCAAGTTCTTTTGCAAACTTACTAAACTCTACATATTCTGTAATAAATACAGAAAAGGGAGTATCTCTAAATTGGTTAGATTGGTTATTGACCCAGGGGGATAAAATAATTGTTGTTGGTTATGAATATAAAGCAGGTTCTGTCGGTAGATCTGGCGCTGGGTATATGCAATCTTCCAGTGTTGGATTTAGAATAGATCCTCAGTTTTCAGGTACGGCAGACGATAACTTTATAACTAGGGCGTTTTCAGGAAAAGAAGAAGAAATAAAATCAATAGTTCAAAGGATAATAAATGCCTAATTATTATCAGCCACTAAAAGGTATTTCAGATATAAACTCCTACACCCTGTCTAATGACATACAGGATGCAGTTGTAGAATATTTTGATTGGGCATTATTAGATATAGGAAATTACTTTAATATTACCTCTGGTGAGCTTTCTCCAGATGGCTATGACTACAGTAGACTTAAAGTTTCTGAAAGCGGGACTTATGAGGCGGGAAAAGTCTGGGAGGGTTTTAGGAAGAATTGGGTTTGGCAAAGCGGTGTAGATTATACCCCAGCACCATTAGTTGGGACTGACAATGATAACCCAGGTGTTTCTGGTGTCTATGTAGATGGTGTTTTTCATCCTAATAGTTCAACTGGTACATACGCTCACTACATAGATCATTTTAATGGTAGAGTTATCTTTGACAACCCTATACCTTCTGGATCTTTGGTTCAGGCTGAATACAGCTATAAATGGATAAATGTAGTTTATGCCAATAACTTGCCTTGGTTAAAAAATATTCAAAAAGATACGCTAGAGCCAGATTCTAGTTTTTTGGAGCCAGATAAGGGTAGGTGGAATATCCCCCCGGAAGGTAGACTTCAACTACCAGCAATAGCCGTAGAGATTGTACCATTCAGAAAATTTAAAGGATATCAATTAGGAGGTGGTCAATGGGTGTATACAGATATTATTTTTCATTGTTTGGCTGAAGATGAGATAACGAGAAATAAGCTATTGGACATAGTTTCTTTACAAAGTGACAAACATATATACCTTTTTAATTCCAATCAAATGTATGAAAATAATGAATACCCTCTAGATTATAGGGGCGTTCCCAATTCTGGTGCTATGAGATATCCAGAAATTTTAGAAAATTATCAGGCTGGAAAAATGAGGATGACTAGTTGCACCATACAGGAAATGGAATTTATTGACTCTGACCTATTTGGCGGTCTAGTCAGATTTTCCACAGAAGGTGTCAAAGAAGATATTTAATCATTTTTTGTGTATAATAATACAGCAATTCTACAATAGTTAAGGAGAAAACAACAATGTCATCCAATAATAGAATTATATATTCGTGTCAGGGGGTTTCGATAGCTCCTGTCGGAAAGACAAATATAGCTGCTGCAGACATGGTTCATGGTGTTCAGAGTGTAGGTGTAACTACAAACTTTAACCTAGAACAAATCTTTGAACTGGGACAAATTGAAATTTATGAGAACATTGAAGGTACTCCAGACGTAGAGGTGACTCTAGAAAAGGTTCTAGATGGCTATCCGCTTATGTACTTAATGGCAAGCACCGGCGTGACTGGAACTCCAAACAGCGGTCTAGTTGCAAGATCCAAGGAACAGTGCGATTTAAGACTGGGCATTTTTGACGAAGCTTCTGATAATATAGCTTCTGCTTCAACCGGAAAGTCAGAAGTTGAAGTTTACTGCTCAGGCATGTACATTTCAAATGTATCTTATACTTTTCCAGTTGATGGCAATTGCACAGAGAGCTTAACATTAGTCGGTAACAATAAGCAGTGGTTGACTGGTAATGCCGTTAGCATGGCGGACGCAGACGTTGATGCTTTTGATGGAACTGATTCTCCATTTGCCCTCGCCCCAGGTAGTGGTGGTGTTCAAAGACGAGAAGATGTTAGAATGGATTATAGCATTCTACCGCAAGGTATTTATGGGGTTGTTGGATCGAACCCTGGAAATGCTTATGGAGACATAAATGCAGAAGATAATCAGCAGGCAAGCGGTCTTCTTGTTCACCTTCAAAGTGTCAATATTAGCACTGACTTTAGTCGTGAAGATATATTTGAGCTTGGTAGGAAAACACCTTACTTCCGTCCTGCTGCATTCCCAGTCGAAGTTACCTGTGAGATTGAAGCTATTTCTACTTCTGGTGATTTTGTTCAAGGCTTAGAAAGTGGTGATCCAGACTTGTTCAACACGAATGCATCCGGTAACAACACCGGAGAAGAAACTATATACTTCGCTTTGCGCGGGGGTATGTCCTTCGACCTAGGAACAAAAAATAGATTATCAAGTATTAGTTATGGCGGGGGTGATGCTACCGGTGGTAATGTCTCTAACTCCTACAGTTACTCTAACTTTAACGATTTGGAAGTTAAACAACTTGGTCATAACAACAGTGGTGTTATGGGTCAAGGCGGAACTGCTAGTACACTTTGGGCAAAGCAGGTACTTAATTAGAATATTATACCACAACGGCGATAGCTTTTTAGGATAGCGAGTTTTGTGGATATTAGGAAGGATAAAATGCATATATACACTCCCGTCATGAGGTTTTAAATGAAACAGCATGAACGGGAGTATTTTATATCTAGGATAAGATCTGGGAAGACTATTGTAAAAGAAAATAACATAAAGCTAAGTGTATTAACACCCACTGTTGATGATGAATTAGAAATAAACATTGCCTATATGGAAGCTTACAAAGAGTCCATAGATAATGGCTGCATGACAATGGAAGAAAATTTAAAATGGATGACAGAACAGGGGGTTTGGGGCAAAGAGAAAGATAAAAAGATTAAAGAGATAGAGGAAAATGTTGAAAAAATAAAACTAAAAATGTTTGAAATGAGAAATAAAGAAGATATCAGAGAAGGCGGTAGGAGGCTTTTAAGAACATCAGAACAGGCGCTATCTAAGCTTCTGGAAGAAAAAAATACTTATTTCTCTACTACTGCTGAAGGGATTGCGACGACATTTAAAACTTATGAAATGATTAGAAGATGCACTTACGTTGATAATCAAAAATATGACTTCAAAGAATTATCTGTTGACCACATAGCAGAAAGATATTTCAGTAGTTTTTTAAGTGAAAAAAACATAAGAGAACTTTCAAGAACTGACCCTTGGGTTAATTTTTGGAACTACTGTGATAAAGATATTAATAAACTATTTCCAAACAAAGGTAGAGAGCTTTCAGTTGACCAAAAAAATATTTTCATGTGGTCAAAAATGTATGACAATATTCACGATTCTTCTGAGTGTCCAGACGATAGCGTGATAAATGATGACGACGTTTTAGACGGGTGGTTTATACTACAAAGGAAAAAAAGAGAACAAGAAAAAAAGGAATCTGATATGGAACAAAATTTAAATTCAGAGATATCTAGCAAACAAGAAGTATTTTTAATGGCCTCTGATCGAGAAGAAGCAATGAAAATTGATTCTATAAACAATCAGGGGGCACAATTCGTTAAACGTCAAAGGTTTAACAAACTCAAAAAAGCCGGTCAGCTAAATCAAATTGATTTTGAAGATGAGCAGTTGAAACTAAAAACACAGGCCACAGAAGGAATAAGAACTAGACTTAGGAGATAAAATGGAAAATTATAATTCTTTAATAAGACAGCACGCTGAGTACAAGAAAGTAAAAGAAGATAAATATCGCTTCGACTCGAAAGAAAGACTTTCTAAGATCCTAAAGAAAAAAGTTATCACTACTATGATAGGGTCTTTAAGCACAATCGAAAAACATTTTGGTTTTTTATGGGATAGTGATGACCCAGAAAGTATAACACCTGAACAAAAAGTGATGTATGATATTTACCAAAAAGCTAGACAGGAAATATTAGATAAAGGAAATGCACAGGCTAAGAACATTGACGCTGAGATATCTCAGTATGAAATAAAATGGTTAAGATATAATGTTAGTATCCCGGTTAAGAAAGAGGAAAAAGAATGACTAAAAGAAACATAGAAGTTAAGACGGAAGATGGAAAAGTAGTTAAAATTTACATTACCAAGCCGCCGTCTGAAGTTGTCGGAAAAGCAGACATGTATAGAGCCAAGGTCTGGACAGAATGCATTGACCAAGGCATTAAAACAAAAGAACAATTAGCTAAATTCATGGTCGAGAAAGGAGTCTGGACGATTGAATCGGTAGAAAGGGAAACTGACATAATTGAAGAATTAGGAATTTTAGAAAAAAGACTCTACATTGGAGACTCAAAAAGAGAAAAAAAGAAATTCTTAATAGAAGAAGGTAAAAATATTGCAATTAAAATGAGGGTTTTAAGGAATGAACTCAGGCAAATATATTTAGAAAGAAGCAGTATAGAGCAAAACACCGCAGAAGCTCTTGCTGATAATGCTAGGTTTGATTATTTGGTAGCTAGCTGTACCTTTTATGAAAACGGACAAAAGGTGTATAATACAATAGAAGAATATAATCAAAAAGCCGCTGATGAAATTGCTTACTCAGCAGCTTCTGAGTTGGCAAATATAATGTATGGATATGATCCTAAAAGTCAAGAATCATTACCTGAAAATAGATGGCTTAAAAAATTCAATTTAGTAAATGATAAGGGGAGTTTAGTCAATAAAGATGACAAACTAGTTGACCTAGAAGGAAGACTTATTAACGAAAAAGGTCATTATATTGACGAGCAGGGGAACAGAATTGATATTGATGGTAATCCTCTAGACGAAGATGGTAACTATAAACTTGTTATAGAATATGTAGAAGAAAAAGCAAAACCCGTTAAGAAAAAAACCACCAAAAAAGTAACTAAAAGAACAACAAAGTCTACAGATAGCAAAACGGATAGTGTGGCTTAACTTAACAGAGAGATAAAATGGCGAGATTTGAATTAACTGCTGAGTTAGATCTTCAAGCACCTAATCTTGGGCGTACCATAAATGACTTACGAAGGCAATTGAATGGTATTGATATTGATGTATCAATTGTCAATGGTAGGCGATCAGCTAGGCAGATAGGAGAAATCAATAGAAGATTAGATGAAACAAACAATTTAACTTCTAGCTTAGTTAAAAACTTAGGTGTTTCTGTAAGAAGATTTACCGCTTTCGCTATTGCTACTAGGACTGTAAGTTTATTTACAAACACTTTGGGTAAAGCTACCGAAGAAGCTATTGAATTTGAGAAAGAGTTGATTAAAATTTCTCAAGTTAGTGGTAAAACTCTTTCAGAGTTACAAGGTCTTGAAAACACTATAACTAGCCTCTCAACATCTCTTGGTACATCCTCTAAAAATCTATTATCTGCTACTAGAATTCTTGCACAGGCGGGTATTGAAGCTGGTAGGTTAGATGTGGCCTTAGATGCTCTTGCTAAAACTACTCTTGCTCCTACGTTTGAAGACATAGAAAAAACTGCGGAAGGCGCAGTCGCTATTCTGAGTCAGTTTGAAAGAGGTGTTGGCGCTTTGTCTGAACAGCTTGGTGCTATCAATGCTGTTGCCGGTCAATTCGCCGTCGAGTCTGGAGACTTAATTTCTGCTGTTCGTCGTACTGGTGGTGTCTTTAAATCTGCCGGTGGTGATCTTAATGAATTGCTAGCTTTGTTCACAAGTGTTCGTGCAACCACGCGAGAGAGTGCAGAAAGTATAGCGACAGGCTTGCGTACTATCTTTACTCGTATTCAACGCCCCAAAACAATTGAGTTTTTGAAGCAGTTTGGTGTTGAGCTTACTGATTTAAACGGGAAATTTATTGGCCCCTTTGAGGCTGTTAAACAATTAAGTCAGGCTTTGGCTGGACTAGAAGAAGGTGATATTCAATTTGTCCGAATTGCCGAAGAACTTGGTGGTTTTAGGCAAATCGGTAAGGTTATTCCTCTTATTCAGCAATTTGAAACAGCAGAGCGCGCTAGGCAAGCTGCGATAGAAGGCGGAACCTCTTTAGATAGAGACGCTATTACTGCTCAACAGTCATTGTCAAATCAGCTTGAAAAAACAAGAGAGAAGTTTTTAGCACTAATTAGATCTATAGCAGACACAGGAACTTTTCAAACTTCTATCAGAACTGTATTAAAACTAGCTGATAGCTTTATAGATCTTGCTGATGCAATCAAGCCAATATTACCCTTAATTGGCGCTATTGGCGCTTTTAGTGCGGTTAGAGGTCTTGCTGGATTTGGTAGAAACTTTACGGCTGGATTTACTGGTCAACGAAGAAACCAGGGTGGTCCGATACAGGCTTTTGCTACAGGGGGTATGGTTCCCGGCACTGGCAATAGAGATACCGTGCCTGCTATGCTCACCCCCGGTGAGTTTGTTATACGAAAGAGTAGTGTTGAGAGTATTGGTGCTGAAAATCTCGCTAGGATGAACAGGGGCGGTGTAGCAAGATATCGAAAAGGAACTAAGAAGAAAGGCGCTCAAAAAAAAGATATTCAGCAGGGCGAAACTGTTAAAATAAAGGGAGACTCTCCATCTAATCCTATTATTGGTCAAATTGCTCCAGGCGGTACTCCCGGCGTCTCTACCGATGGAAAATATGAAACAACTTTAAGTAAGTTAGGAATTCGACTAAGAAAAGGTGAAAAACCAAATACTAAGGTTGTTGTTAGGGCAAATGTTGATAAAAATGTATTAGCCCCAAAAGACGTTGGATTTGAAGAAACTGTTTCTAAGTCTTTGAATAAAGTTCAGCCTGTACTTGATTCCGCCGCAAGCAAGGCTTTTGATTTAAAGACTAAGGCAAAGTTGCTGATGACAAAAAGGCTGTAGATAGTATATCTGGTTTCTTGTTTGAATCTTTTGCTTCTGCCGTAGCGGGTAAAGCTTCGGGAGATAAAAATCCGTTTGACTTTATAGGAGAAAAAAAATCAAAACAAATTTCAAAGTTTGCAGATGCAGATCCGATAGCAGAACTTTTAGATGCCAAAAATACATTTGTAAACCCAGGGCAAATAATCAAAAAGGCTGTAGATTATAAAAACGGTATAGGTAAATTTGACAACAGGCTTAAATTCGACAGATCTAAAAATTTCTTCGGTGGTCTAATTCAAAAATTCGCCGCAAGCGGTATCGTTGACCAAAAAGCTGCTGGTGCAGCTATACTTGATCCAGAGCCAGCTTCAAGCAAGAGTGTTTCAATAGGTGTAGAAGATGTAAAGAAGAAATTTTCTGAGTTTAGTAAATTAGCCAAGGGCAAAGACCCTGTTTCTAAATTTTATAAGTCTACAAGTTTTGATGTAACTAAATCAGGATTAAATAAAGAGACTTCTGATAAGTTTAAGGTTGCATTGGAAGATGGGTTGATTAGTGGTGTTAATACTTCTGCTAGTATTCTTGCTAATGATCTTGGAACACCTAATGCGAAAATTGATCAAAGTCAAGCCACTAACTTTGTAAAAGGCATTAATACTCAAGTATTTGGTAGGCTTTTTGAAACTACTGTAGATAGTATTAAGAGACAGGGTAATTATGATAAACCAGATAATAATCCCAATAGACCATTTGACGCAGAACAGGGCTTGCCTTCTGTTTTAAAGGATAATTTCAAAGGTCTTCCTGATAAGTTTATTGATCTTAAA